TTGTAGTAGTAAGCGGAATAGTAACGTCAGGGCCTTTTTGAGCAAAGGGCAGAGCTTTAGTAAAGTAATCAGGAGCCCAGGCGCGGAATTTTGGAGCACCAGAATAAATAGAACGGTAACTGCTATTTAAGCCTGAAACAACCTCGACGAACTCCTCGGATTGAAGGTTTTCATCGCGGTACCATTCATCCCAGACCTTAAGATAACCAGCAGCAGCAAAGACAGATATATCAATGTCGCCATCGCCAAGAGAAGGAAGTCCTAAGTAAGTGCCTAAAGAGCCAGCAGTAACTTGGAAAGCGCCTGTAAAGCCAACAACAAAAGGTATTTGAACATCTTGAGTGCCTGTATAGAAATCCTCCCATTCACTCCAAAGGATGCGGTGAGGCACAAAAAAAGCATCTAAAGTTAGCTTAACACGATGCATAACAGGAGCTATAAGGGCAGCGGTACGGATAAGAACCTCGGAAGAGATAGTGAAACGGTCGCCCGGCATAGCCTCTAAGAGTGCAACAGGAACGAGGAAACCACCACCAAAAGTAGTAACATGGGCGTGGGAAAGATTGAAGGTGTTAGAACCTACACCTGGGAGCTTTACGGTATCAAACCTATTCATTGTCAGTAGTTTGAGAGAGTTGGATAAATTCAAAAACGGCTTTTTCTAATTGATCCGGTGAAAGTTGAAGCAGATAGAACGAACGGTTAAGAAGAAATTCAGACGTAGGAGGCAAAAGCGAATGCTTGTCAGTAGCATATTCCAGAAAAGAAGCGGAGGAATAATCAAAATGATCAATAATGTAACGGTCACAGAGGAATCGAGCCATCTGATTTAGTGAGGACATAGCAGTATTAAGGGCGGCCAGGCCGCCAGCTATGACACGAAGATCAACTTCCTGGGAAAGATCAGGAGATACCATAGTTCCGTTAGGGAACTTTTCTTTTAGTAAGGACATGGCTTAATAGTTAATGTGGCCGCCGTGGCGGCCACGGTTACAAAATAGCGATACAAAAGAATTAAAGACGCCAGCCGCCACGGCTAACGTAGATTGGGCGAACACGCCCCCGTCTTTTCCTACTCATAATGGTGGTATTTATTGGTGAATTAATTGCCCCGGTTACGTACAGCAGGGCGTTTAAAAAAGTCGTTAATTGAATTGGTGACATCCTCTTTAACAGACGGAGTAGACGAGCGAGATTTAGAAGAAAACATAGCTTCCAGGCGGTCGACCAGGGTGGAAACCATTTTCATGTAAAAGGGGGAGCCTGGAGGGATCCCCTCTTTGTAAAATTGAAGATCCATTGATTTGATTTGGTTGTCAAGATTAAGACCACGTATCATAGAACGGGTTTTTTGCTGGTCAATATCCATACCTTTACGCTGAAGGCGAGAGGTGAGAATGCGCTCGGTAGCCTCGGCGATATTAGAAGCGGATTGAGCCTGATTAATCTCGGTTTGACTAAGTGTAAATTGAAGATCGGCCTTTTGTTTGTCAACTTGAGCACGGAGAAAATCGGCAGAAGTTTCGCGGAGTTCAGTAGCAAAGTCCAAGTCAAAGTTAGAACGAGTAGTTTCGGCAACGGTTTTACCGATTTGAGCGGCTTTAAGTAGTGCTTCCTGCTTTAAGACAGAGCCATGTAAAAAAAGGTTGTCGAGTTGAGCCTGACGAATATCAAGATTTTGAAATTCAGCCAGATTAGAAGCGGATTGAGCGGCAGCGCCAGCAAAGTTAGCAGAACGGAATTGAGCGGCCTGCACGTCGGGAGTAGGTATAGGGCCAGCTTGGCCAGAAGGTCCAGAACCTCCATATACCAGATTTGGGTTAAGGCCAGCTTCGTTAAGGCGTTGCATTTGTGATTGTGGGGAATTGTACTTGTTTTGCATGTCCCAGAAAGCAAGATTGTCGCTTTTAGTACGGTCGTACATTTCGCGCGAGAATTCGCGGGATTTACGGTTTTGAGCCGCAGTAGATGCGGCGTCAATGCCTGCGCCTATGACTGGTAGGGCGGCGGCAAGTAGTGGTAGCATAAGCATTTGAATTAAAGTGAACATAATTCGTTATTTAAGTTACGATTGACCAAGATGCCAGGCGGTGCGGCGTTCCTTTGAATGCGCTACGCAAAGCTACGCTATTTTTTCGTCACTTGCAAGAGCCTCGGCATTTTTTGGTGTCAATCGGTCATTATACATCAAGTTAGTATAATGACCAGCCGAAGGGCTGTTGTTTGGGCGATCCGACCCAAAGGGTCGGCGGGCTTTTCGCGATAACCTCCCTTCGGTCGGTTCCTGCTGCAATCCCTATCGCGGCGCTACGCTTGTCCTGCGGACGGCTTTTCTTGGTGTTACAAGGTGGCGGCCTGTCGGGGGCCGCCATGCACGCAAGCCGCTACTGAATTGCCGCCATCTTCGATGTCGGCAATTCAGTAGCGGCTTGCGTGCGCTGTTTACCCTTCTACCTTTGTAGAGGGGGTAGGAGAGGCAGGGCCTGGTGTAGGTGGTTCGGTTTTTGCCCCGGACGTTGCTTCGGAAGAAGCAGCTTTAGCGGCGGCAGCATCAGCCGCCTTTTTAGTTTTATTGGCCTTAACTTGCTCTTGGTAGTCATGAATATTTTGTTCAATATCCATAGCAAGTTGGGCCTTATCGAGCCGATCCATCCCTTTAGTTTCGGGATACGGGGAGTCAAAAACGGGGTTTGCAGGAGGCAGTGAGGAAGGGTCACGGGCATAGCGTCGGAGTATTTCATCAATAGTTAATACCTGGTCAGGGATTGTGCGACTGGGCAGAGTAAGCGGACGCGGTAGAGAAGGGTGGTTTGCATAGTTAAAATGAGTTCTAACGATGTGGGGGCGGAGTTCGCCTGTTTGTTTGTCGTAATACATGATTTAAAGTTTAAATGGTTTAAGTCCCTATATCGCGGGATTGCTGGTTTCTGTAAAATTTGTCATAACGTGCGTAACGTTGAGATTCAAGATACCGTTCAAAGGCATAGTCCATCAGTTCAGGATCGATATTACGATGTTTAGCGGTGAAGTCAGCACGATGTTTAAGCTCCTCCATTTGTATAGCTTTTGTAATGAGGAGGCGTTGCTGGTGGCGTTGTTCCTCGTCGAGCAGCTTGTTACGATAGTATTTGGGGAGAGCGCGTTTATGGCCATCCACAACAACATAATTACGTGTTAAGTCCTCGGTGTGAAATTGAATGATTGCAGGTGAAAGGTAGTTTTTGCCAAGACCTTTAGACATTAGTGAAAATTCAGGTTGGCGGTCGTCGCGTTTGTGCGCAGGTACGGTAACGGGTTTGTTTACGTATTTACAAGTATAAGCAATGGAGTTCGCGGAGACTTGGCCTATATGAGTAGCGCCTTGTGTCCAAGAGGCATCCAAATCAGAAGAACGTAGTTGGCCGTTATAGTCGCGAACATCAGAGAGACCGAACATAATGATATGATAGTGAGGACGCTTATAGGTTGAACCATATTCGCCAACGGCATAATAGCGGAAAACATGACCACGTTTTCTAAGACGCTTAAAGAATAACTGAATGTCGCGCTTGGCTAAGGTCATAAAGTGATTGCGGCTAATAGGGACATTGTCGGTATCATAGGTGAGTGTTATAAAATGTGCATGCTCAGAAACTTTCTCCTCTTGGAGGAGACGAAAGACCCAGGAGTTCACCCTGCGGAGCTTGCAGGGTGGACATTTACCGCAAGGTACCGGGACGGCAGTAAGCCGCCCCGGAATAGTTACAAAAAACGGAGTATCGCAAGCCATAATTAAGTCATTGGAGTACCAAATAAAGGAAGTTTGCGGCGTACTGTAACGTCAAAGTAGAAGTGTCCGTAGAATTGTTCGTGTTCAGTTCCCTGAACTACTGCGAACATGCGCGCAAAATCCGTAGGAGTACAACTAATGAATTCCTCATTCAACGCAGGAACGCCAGAAAATTGGCGTGCGAGTGTCCAGTAATTGAGGGATTCCAAGAATTCGCCAGAGATACGGGAGGGGTGGTAGGTCATTTCGGTATAGATAGGAACGTAGCCAAAGGTTTGCTCGGCCTGAATATTAGTTCCGACACCGTACAGCTCGCCTACTTTCATTGCTCGTTCGCCTATATGCGCGAAGGTCGGCCAGGGCCATTCCGTACGGGTGCGACGCTGGAAGTGCAAGGGTATACCGTACTGGTAAACGGGTTCGGGTAGCATTGATGCCAGGATGTAGACATAACCTGGTTCCTCGCAGTATGCACGCCATGCGGCACCTCGGCCGGCGCCAATGGCGTGGCCGGAAAGTTGACCTACTGGTGTCACTGCGGAATCAACTTCAGTGTTAGCGGTGGATAATACCTCGGAGATCACAACGTTGAAAACACGGCGGCCTAAGAATTCAGGGCGATCAAGACGAGCGTCAGAAGAACGAACGCCGAAGTGAACATACAAAGTTTCAGTCATCCGGGTACCACCCCTCGCATCTCTTTCAAGAAATTCCTGTAAACGCATAGCTTGGCGAAGGGTATTGATAGAAGCGGCATCAGCCTGGATATCCACTTTAAGTGTACCCATAGGGTCGAGCCAAATAGGAGAGCCAGCGCTTTCGGAATCACCATCTGCTTGTGTAATAACGTCGCCAGCACCAACGGCAGTTGTACCGGGTGCGATACGCCAACGGGCGGGATTTATAGGAGAATCAACGGGTTCAACCAGAGCGCTGTTTGTAGTAGTAAGCGGAATAGTAACGTCAGGGCCTTTTTGAGCAAAGGGCAGAGCTTTAGTAAAGTAATCAGGAGCCCAGGCGCGGAATTTTGGAGCACCAGAATAAATAGAACGGTAACT